TGCATCGGGATCACGCAGCGGCACGGGTAAGGAACCCACGGATTTGCGGTGAGACGTTTAACGTATTGGTACCGGTGGGGTAAGGTGCCCCTGTAGCCAATCCGTAAGCGTTCAGCGCAAGCATGAGTGCCGTTCCCGGCGTGATATCCACATTCAAGTCGACGTTCAGGAGATCAAACATCTTTTCAGTCTTGCTCATCCAGTTGGCTGGGTACGCAACTGGTTGTGAGGTGGAGTTGAAGTTGACGAAATCGAACGATCGAGACTCAAGATACAGCCAGTCAAAGCGACTGGCATCAGAACCACCGAGCGGATCCTGAGAATCATAGAGGTTTGTTGACGCGTTCAGCTTGGACAGGTAGATACCGACACCGATCTGAGCTTGATACGCCACACCTGGCCCGTAAGCGGTGAGGTTGTTGGAGGTAATATTGAGTATGTCAATATTACCGTCCATCAACGCCATAGTGAGACGCATCAAGAGCGGCGCCGCGTTTTGTCCGAGAGTCTGACGCGGTGACTCCATGAGGATCGAGCACGTTGGTCCGCCTCCCAGAGTGTCCGATAGAACAATCGGACCCCAGAAGACTCCGTTCTGTTGGATCGTTCCCGAAGCTGACGGTTCACCCAGAGGCAGCCAGGACCCAGTGCCAGGATTATTAGTCCTAGCTCCGGGCGGTAGCCAACCTCCCCACCCTAGAAGACTGGAGATTTGATTTCCCACAGTCCCAAGGAGTGAATTCGTTTTACGCTGCTTAGCCATAAAGCGATACACCTTTATAACAGGGGTTTAAACGGGCCACACACTCTGTGTGGTTACCGGTAAAACTGGTGGGCAAGCAAGTAAGGGTGGTGCGTAATTGGCACACCCCAATTCTCCACTTGTTGGAGCTCCCACCAACCTTTAAGTAAGGGCTCTCAACCCTTGTTCGATGATCATCTCCGTCAGCGCTTCCTGGTTATTCTCGTCGAATAACCCACGAGGCAACCCTAGCTCTTGACGAACGTGTGTGATACCACCACACTCCGCGATTAACTCACGGATAGGCACTGTACCATACTTGTCGTGTTTGAGGTACTCCTCCAAAAGCCCCGTAAAGCAGGGGTGATATTTGGAATCACCCATCTGCTGACGCCACCTAATCGTATGCATCTGTGGTTTCCAGGACGGTCGGTAACTGTCCAGGTTCATCATTCTCCTGAACACTCTCGTTACTGATCTCACTCCGGGACATAGACCCTTTACCCTAGCCATATCTCTATGGTGAATCATTTGAAGGTAATGGGCCTCACCTGAACCAATAAAACATTTCTCGGGTGAGACTGACATTCCGAGATCTTCGTTGAGGACTTCAGCCATAGCGTCGAGGTCGGGTTGTGTTTCAAAGCCTATCAACCCGTCGTCTCCGTTTGCCATGTGTCGCTTAATAACATGGCCAGTTTTGCGAGCAGCATATTGTGTTGCTAGCAAATTGGCAAAAGTCCCCACCAGGTTTGTGTTAACACAACCTGATGGTATGCCCCCAGCACGATTACTCTCTAAGCCATCTGGGGTAATCAACCCAATGTTGTTGAAGTAGTGTTGCAACAACTCCAACAACCCTGCTTCCTCTTTGGTAAACCACTCTCTGAACAAATCGAACACCCAGCCTATTAGCTCACGGCTAACCGTGGCATCAAAGTTGGAGTAGTCGATTGAGGCCTGCCACTGGGTAGTGTCCAATAACTCGGTGACAGCCGCGTTAACAGCTGTCTGAGATTCCCACGCGGCAAAAGTCGGGTGATGCCGGATGGAAGCGAGCAACGGAATCTGAATAGTCTTCTCCAGATTCGCTGGTACGCGAGAACACTGCCAGATGGCTCTGGCCTTTGCGGGAACTCCGATCCCTTTGGACTGCAGTCGATACCACAGGAGAGCAACATATTCCAATATGCCGTCTCCATCCAGAGTTCGGAGCAGGTATTCGCTCTCCCTCTTGATGAGAGGAAGATACCTCCGGTCAGAGCAGAAGGCGGGGAAGCCAAGATTCGATTTGTCGAACGAATCCGCCGCTACATCGAGGGGAACAGCCCTCAACCCAGGACCCCGTGGACCATAGGTATGCAATACGTGTTCCCAACAGGACTGCATGAGTTCATGGTCATACGCTTGTGACCGTGAGCCGAAGAATTTCGACACTTGACACTGTAGTGAGGAACCGTCGGCTCCTGCACTCCGATACCGCCTCCGTACAGTGTCCGTACCCAGTTTGTCCCTTTCCTTACACTCACGTGTAAAGAGGAACTTTGGCAAGGATGGCATATTAACCCTGTGCCAGAACTGGTCCATAAGGCTTTGCCGACTTGCATCTTGCTCAGCCCAGGAACCCATCGGGATAATGGGCGAAACCCAGTCCCGCACGCCACCCTTGGAGATTGAACCCAGGCACGCCTTGATTCGTGCTTCAACGTCCTGGGTCAATCCCAACATCACCAGAAAAGCGTACACAAAAGCCCCTCCGAAAAGTTATAATCACCGGCCCACCATAACGTATATGGTGGGTTAAAC